TAAACTTTAAAACATTTCAAGCATTAGCTTTTGATCAAATCAATGATCCATTAGATTATGTACAAGAAAAGTTTTGGATTAAATTAGTTAGAAAAAAAGTATTAGAAAATCAAGATAATTTAATCATGGAAGCTCCAGATGAATTAAAGAAAGAATATAAAATGAAAGAAAGTATGAGATTATTTATCAAAGCAAGAAAAGATGATAAACCAGAATTAGTCCCAAAAGGTAAAGTCTATACAGATAATGGTAAAACTTATTTTAAATTAAAATCTTTTCACAGTTATTACAACACATCAAGACAAGAAAAAACAAAACATCATTTGTTTGCAAGAGATGTACAAACGATCTTAGGTGCAGATTCTAAGTCTGAATTAAAAGTCAAAATGAAAGATGGCACTGAAAAAAGATTAACGGTTTGGTCGGTTCCAGAAATGGATCTAGAAGAAATTGCAATCGATAAAAAAGAAAAAAAGAAAGCAGCATTTGAACAATGAGAACGATTATACCAGGACCTCCTGGAACAGGAAAAACACATACTTTAGTTCATAAACATCTACGCAATGAATTATACAATTTAAAAACAGATCCCAAAAAGATTGCATACATTTCATTTAGTAATGCTGCAGCAGGAGAAGCAAAACAAAGAATAACTAATTTATTTCCTGAGTTTGAATTTGAATGGATCTGTACCATGCATTCAATGGGAAAAAGACAATTGAATATAGATACCACAACACAATTACTAAAAGATAAAAACTGGAGAACATTTCAAAACTATTCAGGTTGTCATGATTTACATTTTGAAAACATTGAACACGAGAATGGTTATGTTGAATATACAAATAATTATATGAAAATAATTGAATACGCTAGATCAAGACAAGTTAGTTTAGCGGATGCTGGAATGGCAACTGATTTATTAGATCGTATTGATTTTGAATATCTAGAACAAATTGATCAATACTTAAATGATTTTAAAAAAGATTATAACATGTTTGAATTTTCAGACATGATATCCGAGTTCACCAAGCGAAAACTATGTCCCTCCCTCGATGTGGTTTTTCTTGATGAAGCGCAAGATCTGAATCCTCTGCAATGGGATATGTTCTTTTACATTGAATCCCTGTGTGAAAGATCATACATTGCAGGGGACGACGATCAATCTATTTATGCGTTTCAAGGTGCTGATCCTAAAACTTTTATAGATTTAAAAGGTACATTAGATGCACAAACAGTTTCAAGAAGAGTTCCAAAAGCTATTTATGATGTTGCTTTTTCTATTCTTAATAATATTGATTATCGAAAAGATAAAACCTGGTTACCTAGAGAAGAAGAAGGTGAAGTTATTGATAATGAAATACTAGAAGATATTGATTTTAGTTCAGGTAACTGGATGATTTTAACCAGAACGAACAAGCAACAAGAATCTATTATCCAGCATTTAAATAATCTAGGACTAAGATTTGACTGTAAAAACAATGACTTATTTCCCCCAGAGCTTCAAGAGGCAATTAATATTTGGGACCGACTGAATCGAGGAGCAAGCGTCGAGGGACAGGAAGCACAGAAAGTTTATAACTTTTTAACTAAAAAAGAACTTAAACATAAATTTGGTGGCGGTAAATCTTTAGAACAAGTTGATACTGTTGATATTGATGAGTTAATGATGAATCATGGATTAAAAACTAGGGGTGATTGGACTCTTTTAAATATGAGTCAAGAACAAGAAGATTATATTTATATGTTAAAAGAAAATGGTGAAGATTTATCTAAACCCGCAAGAATAAAAATATCTACAATTCATGGAGTTAAAGGTGAAGAAGCAGATAATGTTATCTTATTTACAGATTTAGAAGGAATTATATATCGTGCAGCTCTTAAGAATAAAGATCCAGAACATAGATTATTTTTTGTTGGAGTCACAAGAGCAAAAGAAAAACTTTATATAATGAATCAAGGTTATGAACATCAATATACAATAGGAGGAGAAATAGAATGACCACAAAACAAGACTTAGATAGAGTGTTTCCATCGATGAATCAAATTGGAGGCGAACATTATAAACTAAAAATACAACCTTACCATTTTATTATGGAGAACAACTTGAATTTTTTTCAGGGAAATGTAATTAAGTATGTTGTGCGTTATCTTAAAAAAGGTGGCAAACAAGACTTAGAAAAAATAATTCATTATTGTGAATTAGAAATAGAGAGAATGAGGAAAGATGTTTGAAGCTGAAAGAGAATGGGTTTGTCCTGATAATTTTCCAGATTTATCTGGATACAAATACATCGCAATTGATTTAGAAACTTATGATCCAGATTTAAAAAAGAAAGGATCTGGTGCGTTAAGGCATAATGGTTTTATTGTTGGTGTGGCTGTAGCTGTTGATGGTTGGTCAGGTTATTATCCAATAAGACATCGAGAAGGTAATTTAAATCCTGTTAAGGTCATGAATTGGGTAAAAGAAATCTGTAGTTATGACAATGTAAAATTATTTCACAATGCTATGTATGATGTGTGTTGGTTAAAAAGTTATGGAATAGAAGTTAAAGGACACATCATAGATACCATGGTGATGTTATCTTTGGTTGATGAGAATCGATTATGGTATTCATTAAACAGTGCATCGTATGATTATTTAGGTGAAGTTAAATCAGAAAAAGCATTAGAACAAGCAGCAGCAAGAGCGGGTGTTAATGCAAAAGAAGAAATGCATAAATTACCTGCCATGGATGTAGGAACTTATGCTGAAAAAGATGCTGAACTCACTTTAGAATTATTTAAAGTCTTGTCACGAGAAATACAAAAACAAAATTTACAAAATGTTTTTGATTTAGAAACACAATTGTTTCCTTGTTTAATTGATATGAAATTTAAAGGCGTTCGCGTAGACCTTGAAGGAGCTCATACATTGAAACAAAAATTAATTTCACAAGAAGAAGCGTTATTGCTAGACATAAAAAAAGAGACAGGAATAGAAACTGAAATATGGGCTGCAAGAAGCATTGCAAAAGTATTTGATAAACTTTCTTTATCATATTCCAGAACTGCAAAATCACAGGCACCTTCCTTTACTAAAAATTTTCTTCAAGAACATTCACATCCTTTAGTTCAGAAGATAGCAAAAGCTAGAGAAATAAACAAGGCACATACAACTTTTATAGATACAATTTTAAAACATTCTCATAAAGGTCGAATCCATGCAGATATTAATCCTATTAAATCTGATTTAGGTGGTACGGTTACAGGGAGATTTAGTTATTCAAATCCTAATCTTCAACAAATCCCAGCGAGAAACAAGGATCTAGGACCTATGATTAGAAGTTTATTTTTACCTGAAGAAAATCATATTTGGGGTTGTTTTGACTATTCACAACAAGAACCAAGACTCGTTGTCCATTATGCAGCAACAACAGAACCTATTTGTTTTGATGAATCTGTAAAAATAATTGTAGAAAAATTTAAAAATGATTCTGTAGACTTTCACCAGACTGTTGCAGACATGGCTAACATTTCTAGAACACAAGCTAAAACAATTAACCTAGGTTTGTTTTACGGCATGGGTAAAGCTAAACTTCAAGCAGAACTTGGTCTATCCACTAAAGCTGAAGCAGAAAATTTATTCAATCAATATCATGAAAATGTTCCTTTTGTTCGTGAGCTGATGAACCGTACGTCAGCTCATGCTCAAACTTCTGGTGCAATTGGAACTTTACTAGGTCGTAAATGTAGATTTGATAAATGGGAACCTAATACTTTTGGTATGCATACACCTATGACTTTAGAAGAAGCTGAAAGAACTTATAGCAGAGGAAACATTAGAAGAGCTTTTACTTACAAAGCTTTAAACAAACTGATTCAAGGATCAGCTGCTGATATGACTAAAAAAGCAATGTTAGATTTATATCAAGAAGGTATTATTCCTCATATTCAAATACATGATGAACTAGATATATCTGTTGAATCAGAAGAACATGCTAAAAAAATTATAGAAATTATGGAAAATGCTGTTACATTAGCGGTCCCTAATAAAGTTGATTATGAGTCAGGTAATAATTGGGGAGAGATTTTTGGATGATAATATTTACAAATTGGAGAAGTAGACTATGGCATATCTTAACGCAAATATTCCACCTATTTATTGCAAAATTAGGACTGAGTATCTCTATGATATGGACATGTCTAAAAAAGGTGAGCAAGACTGTGTGGTCTTTGGGATCGCAAGTATATCAGGACGCGCCTTATTATTTCACATCATGCTCCCGAATGGTGCGGTCTACTATCGCCTGCCTATCTCAGCTTTTTTCCAAAAACATTTACAAAGAGCCGAGGTGCCGGATATGTCGGTCGACCAGCTACAGTTGTGGAACTGTTTTAGTTATTGGCCTAGCGTTCATTGCTTTGATTGGCTGGCTGGTGTAGACGGAAAATATAGAGGAAAAGATAAAAAATTTTATCCTGGTCAGTATCTTTTTACGGTTGACTGGGCGCATCCAGAGACTAATATACTGAATACGGAACATTCTGAAATACCGCAAGAGCACAAATGTGCTCACATAATGCAGTTAGAAAACGGCAATTATGCAGCACAACCTAACAATAGAATAATTTGGCATATTAATAGTTACACAACAGATAACAGTTGGCCAGATTATAAAGTACAAAACACGTACTGGGATTGTGAAGGTGATGACTGGGTAACAGAAGATTCTGATAAAATGTTTTACGAAGTGGAGGAAAAAAATGGACAGTAAAGATTTTAAAAAACATATTGCTCAAAAGTTAAAAGAAACTTTATCTAAAGAACAATCTACTTATCATTTTAAACAAAGACAAAGTAGACCTAGAGCACAAGAAAATATAATCAATCCTAAGCTTAAAGGGATTTAATGAAAATTAGCGATTCTACATCAGTGGCACTGCCACTACGTAATCTTCTTACAATTATTGGAGCCGTAGGTGCAGGATTATGGTTTGCCTTTACTGTTATTGAAAGACTTAATAATCTTGAAACAAAAAATCAATTGTTTGAAAAAGATTTACTGGAAGCAAGTGTTCAAAAACCCATAGATCAGGAACAGTTTATGCTCCTGGAATTTCAGGCAAAACAAATAGAAAAAATTCAAAAAATATTAGAAGAAAATTTACACACCAATGTAATGTTAGAACAACATGAAAAAGAAATAGAAAAATTAAAAAAGGATGTAGAACGATTAAAAGATCAAACTAGAGATATTAAATTTAGTAATGGTAATGGTAAACATTAATGATCGAGACGATTGTAGCACTTTGTATGTTTCTTGGAGAAAAAATGATTGAACATTCTCCAAAAGAATCTTTGTCTGAATGTTTAGAAACTAAACGTAAAATTGAACGAAACACAAATAGTGGTAATTCACGTGTTGAATGTTCTGTAGTAAAAGCTAAAGTTTATGTAGATGAACACGGAATTAAAAGAATAAAAGAGATAAAAAAACATTAAATTCAATGAAATATAGAACTTGTATATACTGGACTTGTTTTGGTTGTGTGTTATTAAAACAATGTAAATGTTATGAAACTAACAACTAATTTTTCATTAGCAGAACTTACAGCCTCACAGGTTGCCGCCCGCAAGGGTATCAACAATAATCCTACTGCTGGGCAAATAGAAAATCTTAAAAGATTATGTGAGTCTATCTTACAACCTATTCGTAATCATTATGATTCACCGGTCATTATATCATCAGGTTACAGATCCGCAGAACTTTGTATTCATATTGGTAGCACCATTGATTCACAGCATGCTAAAGGTGAGGCCGCAGATTTACAAGTGATTGGTGTTGATAATAAAGCTTTAGCCAAATACATTAAAGAAAATTTAGATTTTGATCAACTTATTTTAGAATATTATAAGGAAGAAGAAGGCCCACACAGTGGCTGGGTACATGTGTCTTATGTTGGTAAAGGAAATAGAAAGGAGTCATTGACCGCAACTAGATCCGATGTTACTAAGAAGACAGTGTATTCACCATGGTAAAAGACGATTTTGATATACAAGACTTATTAGGTTCGGTTAGAACCGTTCATGGACATTGTCCTGAATGTAGTGAAGAAACATTATTGGTTGCAATTGTCACTGATTACTATAGATGCACAAATTGTGGAGAGGACACCAAACAATACGTTAATGGGTCCATAAAGTATTTAAAGATTACAAAGGAAGATGAAGAATGGCTAAAAAAGCAAAAGGTTTCGGGGTCGACAACTATATTAAACGTAAAAAAATAAAACGTCCTAAACGTCATTCAAAATCACCTAACAAATCTTACACTAAAAAGAAATCACGTGGACAAGGTAGACCTTAAAACAAGATTAGGTAGAAAAACCAACGGATCCACTTTGATGCGTTGGATGTTTTTTACATCTGCTGTTGTCTCTTGTTTTATTTTAACGTCTTTTAAATTACCTATTTTTCAAGCGATCGGATGGGGTCTTAGCGGGATATCTTGCCTCGGATGGGTCTTGATTGCCATAGAAGATAAGGACGTGCCTAGGTGTCTCATGGAGATGATGTACGCGGGGTTTGCTTTCTGGGGCCTTATCAATTGGCTTCGGTAATACACATTCAACTTTTATTGCAAGTCTGTGTTTATTAACATTATCTTTTTCCATTTTACCTAACCACTCAGCGCCTACGTCATAAGCAATTCTTTGACAATCATAAAAAGTCTTTATAGGTTTTGGAAACTGCATCATTTCTCCACAGCTTTTTTCAATAATAGAGCATATTTGTATTAATAAAATCCATTCCATAATCCTTGACATGGTAGAGTAAAATCCTATATAGTCAATACAATAATATAAAGGAGAAAAAATGAAAGTAAACTTAAACAACATAAAAATAGATAAACGATCTGAATTGTCTGCGTATGTGACGATTGGTAATTGGGTCGTATACTTAGATAATTCTACAGGTGAAAACATTATTGATGCCTGGGAAAAAGAAGAGGAGAAAAAATGACAGACTATACAAAATATAAAAATGTCACTGTCGACAATAAAACGTACGACACGATAACAAAAATGCAAACCAAACTTAAAAGTGATGTTAAACTATCACGAAGCCAGGTCGTTTGTACTTTAGTGCAAGAGAAAGCGAGAAAGCTGAATGGCGCCCTCAAGT